CCTTCCTATGAAGGACAGGGTTAAGGAGGTAACGCATTATGGATGAAAGAAGCGCATTTGTAAAAATCGGCGATCAGGAGTACGAAATGCTCCTCACCACAAAAGCGACAAAGGAAATCGCAGGACGCTACGGCGGTCTGGAGAACCTGGGCGATAAGCTGATGAAATCCGAGAACTTCGAGATGGCGCTCGATGAAATTGTGTGGCTCATTACGCTGCTCTGCAACCAGACCATTCTTGTGCACAACCTCAAGCATCCGGATGAGAAAAAGCCGGAACTGACTGCGGAGGAGGTTGAGCTTCTCACCTCGCCGATGGAACTGACGGACTACAAGGACGCCATCATGGAAGCTATGTACAGAGGTACAAAGCGCAACGTGGAAAGTGAGCCTGATCCAAAAAACGCGCAAGTCGGGTAAGTGACGAGGAGTTATTTACCCGGCTTTTATATTACGGCATCGGTCAGCTTCATCTTTCGCAGGATGAGTTCTGGCTGATGCCGTTCGGTCTGTTTATGGATTTGTGGGAATGCCATAAGCAGTACAACGGCATCTCGAAGCCGAAACAGAATCTCACGATTGACGATGTTATCCCATACGGAATCTGACGGGAAGGAGGTAAAGACGCATGGCTGACAATTTCGGTCTGAAGATCGGCGTGGAGGGCGAGAAGGAATTTAAGAAGGCTCTTGCCGATATCAACCAGTCGTTCAAGGTACTCGGCTCGGAAATGAAGCTGGTATCCTCTCAGTTTGATAAGAACGACAAATCCGTGCAGGCTCTTTCCGCGCGGAACAATGTGCTGAATAAGGAAATCGAAGCACAGAGACAGAAAATCGAGACGTTGCGTTCCGCTCTCCAGAATGCGTCAGATTCCTTTGGGGAGACAGACCGCAGGACGCAGAGCTGGCAGATTCAACTGAATAACGCAGAGGCCGCTCTCAACGATATGGAGCGGGAACTTAGCGACAATAACGCCGCTCTGGAAGAGGCTAATTCCAACTACGGAAGAGCCGAGGACGCACTTGAGGACATGAACCGCGAAATGGACGATGTGACCGACAGTGCGGACGATATGGGCGATGAAATCGATGACGCCGGGGACGCCGCCGAAAAGTCCGAGAGCAAATTCAAGGGGCTTGGGACCGTGCTGAAATCTGTCGGCGCGGCAATGGGCGCGGTCGTGGTGGCCGCCGGAGCAGCCGCGATAAAACTCGGCAAGGAAGTCATTTCTGCCTATGCGGATTATGAGCAGCTTGTCGGCGGTGTCGATACGCTGTTCAAGGATTCCTCGCAGAAGCTCCAGCAGTATGCGGCGAACGCATACAAAACGGCGGGTATGTCGGCAAACGACTACATGGAAACCGTCACGAGCTTTTCCGCAAGCCTGATCTCGTCCCTGGGCGGCGATACCGAAAAGGCTGTGGAATACGCTGACATGGCCATCACGGATATGTCGGACAACGCCAACAAGATGGGTACCGACATGGCGTCCATACAGAACGCCTACCAGGGCTTTGCCAAGCAGAACTACACCATGCTCGATAACCTCAAACTCGGCTACGGCGGCACCAAACAGGAAATGGAGCGTCTTCTTGCCGATGCGCAGGCTATCTCCGGGGTCGAATACAACATCGATTCGTATGCGGATGTGGTCGAAGCCATCCATGTGATCCAGACGAGCATGGACATCACGGGTACGACCGCGCGGGAAGCAGAACATACCATTTCCGGCTCCATCAATTCCATGCAGGCGGCAATCCAGAACCTTGTTGTGGGATTCGGCAACGCCGATGCGGACATGGAGCAGCTTTGCAATAATGTCGTGGACGCATTCAAGGATGTGGTGGCAAATGTAACTCCGATCATTGAAAACATCGTATCTGCGCTACCTACCGCAACGGGCGCGCTGCTTGAAGCGGTGGCGGAGCTTCTGCCCACGCTTCTTCAGACGGTCACGGAGCTTTTCTCTCAGGTGCTTACCACGCTGCTGAATCTGCTGCCGAGCCTTATTCCGGCGGCGGTCGAGGCGGTCATGACGATAGTGAACGCCATTATAGAGAACCTTCCGCTCCTCATCGAAGCCGCCGTGCAGCTTATCGCTACGCTCGTGCAGGGTATCGGCGAGGCTCTCCCTACGCTCATCCCTGCGGCGGTACAGGCAATCGTGACCATCGTGCAGGGCTTGATCGAGAACCTCCCGATGATACTGGACGCAGCCCTTCAGCTTATTATGGGGCTGGCGCAGGGGCTCCTTGACGCGATCCCCGTCCTCGTGGCGGCTCTGCCGGACATCGTCACGGCGATTGTAGAGTTCATCATAGCGGCCATCCCGCAGATCATCGATGCCGGGATTCAGCTTCTGACTTCGCTCATCACGGCTCTGCCGGAGATCATCTCGGCAATCGTGGCGGCGATACCGCAGATCATTGATGGAATTCTGACCGCCGTCCTCGGAAGCATACCGCAGCTGATTGACGCGGGCGTCCGTCTGCTTGTGGCTCTGATAGAGAACCTGCCGACCATCATCACCACGATTGTGAACGCCATTCCTCAGATTATCACAAGCATTGTCAACGCACTCATCGGGAACATCGACAAGATCATCATGGCGGGTGTTCAGCTGTTCGTGGCTCTCATACAGAACCTGCCGCAGATCATCGTGGCAATCGTGAAAGCCGTGCCACAGATCATATCCTCCATCGTGAAGGGCTTTGCAGGCGGCGTGTCGCAGATGGCGCAGGTCGGCTTGAACCTTATCAAGGGTATCTGGAACGGCATCAGCGATGCAGCGTCCTGGCTGTGGAGCAAGGTCAGCGGTTTCTGCTCCAACCTCATGAGCAAGATCAAGGGCTTCTTCGGAATATCCTCGCCTTCCAGGGAGATGGCGTGGGTCGGCGATATGCTTACCCAGGGTCTTGCCGGAGGTATCGATGATTCGGCAAAGGTGGCGATAAATGCCGCGCAGGATTTGAATAAGGGCATCATGGATGTGATGAACGGGCTGGCGGATGATATGAAGACCGCCGTACCGAGTAATTTCAACCTTGATGCTGATGCGACCGTCCGCTCTGCGGTAAACGGGGCAACCGGTACGAACGGCGGCAGTTCCTACGGCTCACTCGTTTCGGTCGGTCAGATGATCGTCCGCAGCGAGGACGATATCCGAAGGATTTCACAGGAACTGTACGATTTGATACAGACAGGCTCCCGTGCGCAGGGACGCTTTTCAACGGCATAAGGAGGTAGGTTGAATGGGATTTATATACAACGATACATCTTCTGCGGATATGGGTCTGAAAGCACGGCTCACCTCCTGGCAGGTGTGCGGAAATCTCCGCAACTATACTGCGTCCATTCCAGGTAAGAGCGGCATCGCGGACTTCGGCGCGGATTTCGACTATAGGGAGATCAATGTATCGTGCAGCATCCCGCCGAAGAGAACCTTTGCGGCTCTCGTGTCGGTGCTGGACGATATCGCACTGTGGCTCGATCCTGCGGGCGGACTGAAACAGCTTATATTTGACGATGTGCCGGACAGGTACTTCATGGCAAGGCTCTCCGAGAAGGTGAACTGCGAGAGGCTGCTCATCCGCTCGGCGGGCAGCTTCGATTTGAAATTTCTCTGTCCCGATCCGTTTGCCTACGCCGTGGAGGACGAGGAATTTTCCATCACGGCAGCGGGTACGCACACGGTCAAACGAGCGAAAGGAAACATTGAGTCCCATCCCGTTTATCGCATCAAGGGCGTTATCACCTCCGGCGTGAACAACTACATCACCATCACCACGAACGGCTCACAGCTTAAGGTCGTGAACGCCGCGCTTGCGGCAGCGGAAACGCTGGTGGTCGATACTGACATGATGACGTCATGGGTAGAGAATGCGGACGGCAACGTCCTGCGGAACGGTCTGCCCTACCTTTCGGAACTGAATTTTCCCTCGCTTGAGGTCGGCGATAACACGATAACTGTGGAAGAGAATAACGCAGAATTTACAAGCCTTGAGATACAGGCAAGAAGCAGATGGAGGTGACGGTTCATGTCCTTAAAAACAATACTGGACAAGCAGACGGATTTCACGGGAGAGTTTCCCGCGGAATATGCCGGGGGCGGTCTGTGGCGGTTCAATGAGGATGCGCCGGACTCCGATACCTTCCTTGCCGATTCCTCCGGCAACGGCAGGAAGGCATATATCAATAACTGGAGCGGAACGACCGCCTCACTGACAAACGGCATATTCGGCTCTTATTTCCGCATGAATATCAATAATCCCTCCTCAGAGCAGACCTATCTCAAGGTTACGAATGACGGCACGATGTTCTCCGACATCGGAGAGCGTATCATCGTAGGCGGCTGGATGCGTCCGACCACCTATTCCGTGGGTAACACATACACGCCGCTCCTTTCCACGAGAGCAGGCACGGGCAATCCGATATTCTATCTGTCGCTCATCCGTGGCAAGCCAAGGATCATGCTCTACAATTCCTCCGGCTCTCTGATACTGGATACCTCGGTCACGCCGTCCTTTTCTTTGGAGAACGCCAAGTGGTACTTCATCGCGGCGGTGATCGAGCCAAACACCAAAAAAGCCTGGTATGTGGTCGGCGATAAGGCGGCAGGCACGGTATGGAAATCCTCCGCGCTGACCATATCGGGAGAACTGAACCGCTCCTGCACGGCTGACCTTGTCTGGGGGATGCTGAACAATTCCTACTGGTACGCAGGCGGCTTTGACGAGTGGTTCCTGGACTGTGATTCGGCTCTTACCGCTGACGATCTCATGGACTATTTCCGCTCCGCTGTCATGGCGAACGCCGGAGACACCACGGGAGCGGTTGACGGCATCACCGAGCCTGGGACGGTCACGCTCCGCAAGTCGAGTGGTGCATATCCGACCGAGGGCGTCCTCACAACGGCGGCTGCGGAATGCAGTCTCTCCGGCACAGGGCGCGTGTCCGTGACGAGCGAGTATATCTCCGGCACGACCGCTGTATCCCTGGTGGAGACTTCCACAAGCGATGATCTCATCACATGGAGCGATTGGGTGGCCGTTCCCGCTGACGGAAAGCTGGCGTCTCCCAACAAGGAATACATCCGTTTCCGGGTGACGCTTACGACAAGCGATACGAGCAAGACGCCGAAACTGATAGACATCCGGCTCTACGACATACCGAAATCGCCGTATGAGAAGATCGGTTATTCCCGTCCCGTGGTGCTTGATTCCAACGGCGCGTGGGAGGCTGTGCTTGAGAACGCCTACGACATCATCGTCACGGGCGAAATCAACGGCGAGGACACGCTGTCCTTCAAGATACCGTTCCGGGACAGCAAGCGCGTCCATATCGACAGCGAGAAAAAGATACAGATCGTGGACGATATCTACAAGGTACGCACGGTCACGGACAGCAAGGATACCGAGGGCAATTCCGTCACGGAGGTGTACGCCGAGGCGGAGTTCTACGACCTTACCTTCTCCGTCCGAAAAGAGGAACGCACCTTTGAAGCGGAGTATGCGGAAACGGCGATGGCTTACGCTCTTGCCGGAACGGAGTGGTCTGTCGGCACGGTCAATGTGCGCACCAAGAGGACATGGACAAGCAGCGAGAAGAACGCACTCTCCATCCTCCGAAACGTGGCAGACCTGCACGGCGGCGATCTTGTTTTCGACTGCCCGAACAGGCTGGTGCATCTGCTGACCGTCAACGGCAAGGACAGCGGCGCGCTCTTTGCCTACAGAAAGAACATGAAGTCCATACAGAGGGTGGTCGATACCCGCAGCCTTGTGACCA